GCGTTTACAAGTTTCTTCTCGGGAGAGTTTACTCAAGCACTTGAGGAAGTAAAACTTGCGGGTGCTGATATGGTGGATGCCATCGTAGGCGTTGAGGAAGGTGGTATTGAAGCGGTAAAGAATGTTGCAAAGACGGCTCTTGAGTACGCCAAAAACCTACCTAACCAAATCAAGGAAGCCGTTAATTCGGCTCAAGCACTTGTAGAACTGGAGAAGGCTGCCCAACTCGCAGCCGTGCAACGCCAAAAGATTCAGTTGGAATACCAACGGAGTGCAGAGGTATTGCGTCAATTGCGTGATGATGAAACAAAGAGCATTGACGAGCGTATCAAGGCCAATGCCGAGCTCCTTGCCTTGTTGGAAGAACAAACCGCCAAAGAGCGTGAGCAAATTGCTATTCAAGTAGCCTTCGCACGAGCCGAATACGAGAAGAACAAGACAACGGAGAACCTCGTAGCCCTACGCCAAGCGGAACTTGAATTGATTGACCTCACGGAACGATTAGAGGGACAACGCTCTGAAGCCTTGACCAATCAAAACTCTTTGATGCGTGAGCAGTTGGATATTCAACGTAGCCAACAAGAAACCGCCCAAGAGATTTATCAAATACAAGAGGAGGCGAGTTTAGAGTTATTAGACAACGAGGTAGCGAGAGCCGAAAAGGAAATAGAGATTGCTCAAAATGTATTTGACAAGAAAAAACAATTCCTTCAAGAGCAAATTGCCCTTTATGCTGAAGGCACTCAAGCAAGAGCCGATGCCGAAAACGAGTTGGCCGTATTAGAGGCCGAGAATGCCTCTCGTAGATTAACCCTTGAGAAGACATTGCAAGATGCAAAGGTCGCTACGATTCAACAAGCCCTTGCGAGTGTAGCATCTTTAGTTGGTGAACAAACTGCTGCGGGTAAAGCCCTCGCTCTTGCTCAAGTAGCCATTGACACCTATACGGGTGCAACCAAAGCCCTCGCGCAAGGTGGAGTATTTGGATACATAGGAGCAGCGGGTATCATCGCTTCGGGTATTGCGAACGCACGACAAATTACTGCCGTTGATGTTCCAAATGAACCAAGCACGGGTGGAACAACAATTTCTAACACCCTACAAGCACCAAGTCAAGCAGCGCAATTTAACATTGTTGGCCAAAGTGGAATCAACCAACTTGCCGAGAGTATCGGACAACAAAACCGCCAACCGATGAGAGCCTATGTCGTAGGAAGCGATGTAACTTCATCCCAAGAATTAGAAAGAAAGAGAATCAAAACCGCAACATTCGGATGAACATAATTGAATTAGTCCTTGATGAGATGCAAGAGATGATGGGAATTCAAGCCATCAGCATCGTTGAGAACCCCGCTATTGAGGAGGACTTTGTAGCCCTCAAAACGCAGAAGGTAGAGTTCGCTACCCAAAACGAGGAGAAGCGCATCCTAATGGGTGCAGCCCTTATCCCCAACAAGCCAATCTATCGCAGAAGCGGTGAGGAGGAGTTCTATGTATATTTCTCAAAGGACACTATCCGCAAGGCAAGTGAACTATTCTTCCAAAATGGAAACCAAAACAAGTCAACCCTTGAACACGAAGCAGAATTGCAGAAGTTGAGTGTGGTTGAATCTTGGATTGTAGAGGACACCGAGAAGGACAAGTCCCGCCTCTATGGAATGGATATGCCCGTAGGCACTTGGATGATTTCTATGAAAGTCAACAACCCCGACATTTGGGAGAACTATGTCAAGACTGGAAAGGTCAAGGGATTCTCTATTGAAGGCTACTTTGTTGACAAGGTAAATTTTGCCAAACAAAAGATGAACGAGGAAGAAGCAGCAACCGAAGTACTCCTTATGATTATTAAAGAAGCAATGCAATGAAAGGCGATGTAGTAATACCTTCACGCACCTCTCCCAAAGGCTCAAAGCGTGGATGCTTATGCAAAGACAAGAATATCTATTCCCGTAAGTGTTGCGATGGCTCTCTATGGGCGCAAGGAATAGGTGCAACAACGGGAAACAATTAAAAATGTAAATTCTTTTTTTAAATCAATTATTTAGATAGTTATGAAAGCAACTGAAGTATTAAAGCGCATTATGACTGAATTGTCTTCCGTTAAAGAGGAGACGGTTGAGGTCAAGTTTGAGCAAATGACTTTGGAGAACGGAACTGTTCTTGAAGCAGAGGCGTTTGAAGCGGGTAATGAGGTATTCATCGTCAATGAAGAAGACCGCATTGCAGTTCCCGTTGGAGAGTACACAATGGCTGATGGTCGTGTTTTGTATGTTACCGAAGAAGGTCTCATCGCAGAAATCAAGACCGAAGAAGCCGAAGCCGAAGAAGAAGCCGTAGAGGTGGAAGTTGAGGCTTCAGAGGAAACCCCCGAAGTTGTTGAAGAAACATTGGCTGAAGAAATGCCGATGGAAGACAAAGTAAAGGAGATTGTGATGCCTATCATTGAAGAAATCAAGGCTGAACTTTCTGCTATCCGTGAAGAAATGGGTGCTTACAAAGAGAAGATGAGTTCCGTAGAGGAGGAGAACACAAACTTGAAAACCGAGTTGTCCTCACAATCTGCTGCCAAACCTATCAAGCACAACCCCGAAACCGCTCCTAAAGCAGAAGTTAAATTGGCATCACGCCGACCACAAACTTCACTTGACCGAGTGATGTCTAAATTGAACAAATAAAAAACCACAATAGAAAATGGCCACGACCACTTCAATCACTACTACTTACGCGGGTGAATTCGCTGGTAAGTACATCGCTGCTGCTCTTTTGAGCGCAGACACCCTTGACAAGGGTCTTGTTGAAATCAAGCCTAATGTCAAATTCAAGGAGGTTATCAAAAAGGTTGCTACTGGTGACTTGGTTGCTAACGCTTCTTGCGACTTTGCTGCTACTTCATCTTTGACTTTGACGGAGCGCATCTTGCAGCCCGAAGAATTCCAAGTGAACTTGCAGTTGTGCAAAAAGGACTTCCGTTCTGACTGGGAGGCGATTCAGATGGGCTACTCGGTTTATGACAACCTTCCCGCTTCTTTCTCTGATTTCTTGATTGGACACATTGCTGCTAAAGTTGCTCAAAAGACCGAGCAAACTATTTGGGCTGGTGTTAACGCTACTGCTGGAGAGTTTGACGGTTTCACCACTTTGATGGCTGCTGACGGTGATGTTATTGATGTTACTGCTACGACTGTTAATGCTGGGAATGTTATTGCTGAATTGGGCAAGGTTGCTGATGCTATCCCCAACGCTCTTTACGGTAAGGAAGACTTGACCATCTATGTTCCCCAAAATGTTGCTCGTGCTTATGTTCGTGCTTTGGGTGGATTTGGTGCTTCTGGTCTTGGTGCTGCTGGTACTGACAACAAAGGAACACAATGGTTCGGTGGTGAGCCTTTGTACTTTGACGGAATCCGTGTTGCTATGGTAAGCGGTATGCCTTCTAACAAGATGGTTGCTGCTCAATCTTCTAACTTGTACTTCGGTACTGGTTTGTTGAGCGACCACAACGAAGTTAAGTTGTTGGATATGGGCGATTTGGACGGCTCACAGAATGTTCGCGTGATTATGCGCTACACGGCTGGTGTTCAATACGGAATTGGTGCTGACGTTGTATTGTACTCTTAATTAACCGAGATTGACTAACCCAAAGGAGGGCTTGGGGAACACCCTCGCTCTCCTTTTTTTATTTGATAACTATGGCTTGTGATTTATCTCTCGGACGGGCAGTCCCTTGTAAAGATGTAGTCGGTGGCATTAAGGCCGTCTACTTCGTGAACTATGGAGCATTTGGCGATTCTGCCATCGCTCTTGGAACGGATGATGAAGTAACCAACATTACTGGTACTTTCTCTGCGTTTAAATATGAATTGAAAGGTGCTTCAGCATTGGAACAAGCGGTGACTTCTTCTCGTGAGAATGGCACTACTTTCTTTGAGCAGACCTTGACTTTGCAATTCACCAAGATGACCAAAGAGGACAACAAACAAATCAAGTTGATGGCTTATGGCCGTCCCCGTGTATTTGTTGAGGACTACAATGGTAACGCCTTCTTGGTTGGTAAGCAACACGGAAGCGAAGTAACTGGTGGCACTATTGTTACTGGTACTGCTATGGGTGATTTGAACGGATATACCTTAACTTTGTCCGCTCAAGAGGTACTCCCCGCAAACTTTGTGGATGGAGCAGTTGCGGGAGACCCATTTGATGGGTTGGCTGCTGCTACCGCTACTATCGTTACGGGAACGAACTCTTAATAGGTGTGTTAAACGGAGGGGGGCTTATGCCCCCTTCTAACCCTTTACCAAGATGCAAAACATCCTAAACAAACTCCATAAGTTCACCTCTGCTCAAGAGCCAATGAAGGTTGAGATGGGTTCTATTGATGATTTGAAATCTCAAATGAAATCCGCAAACGCTTCCGCTATTCAAGGATTTGATATGGTTCAAAAAGCGGAATCATTGTTTTCAAAATCATTAGCAGAAAACAAGCGACTATTGGCATCTTTTCAAAAAGCCCTTTCATTGGCAAAAGAACTTGGCGTTAAACCCGCCATTGATGATGTAAATAAGGCAATCTCTCAAGTTGAAACAAACATTAAAGAGATTGAGCAAATGTTGAAGGCCGTAAATCAAATCTAAAATGAACCCTATCCAGCGAATCTTTAATATCCTCGCTTCTCAAGAGCCTCGTAATGTTGAATTGGCGATTGCTGATGATTTATCAAAAATAGCATCAGACCTTGAT